TTTCAGATTCTGTTAAATTTCGTTTCCAATCTGTAACATCTGACATCATAGGTACTTCTGTATGTAACCAATGAGCTTGGTGTTGTTTTAACCAATAATCTGATGCCTCCTGGTATTCAAAAGGTTTGTAAACAATTCTTTCTTTTGTAATGTCTCTTTTCGCCATTTACTTAATTTGTTAAAAGTTTAAATTATTATTTTTTTTCGAAACTGAATACATCATCCTTTACATTACTGTATGCTGCTGCTATTTGTCTTTTTTGATGTGCATCTACATTATCATAACTGTTAGACTTTGATTTAGGAGCAAAAGTTTCCTCATCTCCACTTAAGTCTGCATTGTATGGGAATACTTCAAAATGTCCCGTTGCTGTATTAGCAGTCAAAGAGAAGGTATGACCATCCATTCCATATCTATTTTTCATAATATGTAATCTCCCAGTACCCCCTACTTTATCTTCCTTCTTACGTGAAAGAGACATACAAAAGTCAGTTATCATAATTTTATCATATGACCCTGCTGCTTTATCCCCTTCAATAATGTCGTCATTTGCACCGGCACGATTAACTTGTGAAACTGACCATATTGGTATGTCTAACTGTTTTGCTAATCCTTTGGTACTAGTATAAATATCATCAATTTCATCTTTACGCTCTCTACTTTGACGTCCTGATGAAAGTAAGTCAACATAGTCAATAATTATTAAATCTGCTTTAATACCTAGACTTTCTACTTTTTTAATATGAGACTCTATTGTTGATATAGTAGCACGTCCTGTTGGGAATTCTTTAATAATTAGTTTACCAGGTAATTGTGGAATAGTTTCTTCAACTTTGTCTTTATGTAAGTGTAAATCACGAACATCTATTTCGGTAAAAAATGCATCATACCTTTTACCAACATAATTTTCACCTAATTCTAAAGTGTAATGTATTACGTTATAACCTAACCTAACGGCTCTCCCCCCCATTGCAACTAACGACCAAGATTTACCACCTCCCGGACTACCAAATATAAGACCAAAATCTCCATTTCCCAGTCCACCTTGTAGTAATTCATTAATTTTAGGCCAAGGTGTTGGTATAGTAATTCTAGATTCTTCCTTATAACGTTCTTCAATGTCTTTAATATATTCATGTCCTAGATTTTTATCTTGTCCTGCTTTTAAAGCACTATCAACTAAAGACCTAATACCATCAAAATCGCCTGCTTTCAATAAGTCCACAGACGACATTAAGGCCTTCTTCAATTGTTGGTTTTTACAAAAATTTGTAAATTCTTCTTGTACGTATTCTAAGTCTTCATCTGAGGATATGTATGCTTGTTTTAGTTGGTCTTTTAAAGAAATTTTTAAGACATCATTGTCTAATTTCTGCAATTCCACTTTAATAACATCTAAAGAGGGTGTTGTGTGGTATTTGTCATAATAGTTTAAAATCTCTTTAATAATCCATTTCTGAGAACTATTCTCAAAATATTCTTCTGATATTATATCATGGATATTTACTAAAAATTCCTTATGGGTTAACAATGAAGATAACACCTTAATCTGGAATTCGTGTCCGTATTGATTTATACTATTTAATGTCATTTATAACCTTTTTGTTTTATTAATCTTTATAACTACCAAATTGAGAGAAGATATCTGTTACCCATGTCTCTAAGTTTCTAATCATTCCCCCTAATTTATCTATGTTATATAATTGCATAAATAATTCTGCTTCAAGTTTAGGAAATGGTTCATTAATAACTCCTTCAAGGAAATTTATATCTCTCTCTCCTATCATTGGTTTACTCAAATCCATTACCTTAAAACTATTTTCTAGCTTTATTTTATCTTGAATTATCCGTGAATATACAATATGTTCCTTGAATTTCCTAGCAGAGATGTCAAAAATGTCATCTAAAGTTAATTCTTGGGTTTTTAGTTCTGGGAATTTTTTAAATATTCCTTTCTCACCTAAACCTTTTATACCTGGGATGTTATCTGAACTATCACCTAGTAGGGTTTTAATTAGAATAAAGTTATTTGGTGAAACACCAAACTTTTCTCTTACTACTTTTGGAGTATAAAACTCCTTTTCCATTGGACGATATAAAATAATATTATCTGTTACTAATTGAACAAAATCCTTATCGGATGATACTATAAAACAGGTTGAATTATATTTTTCTACAAATTTTTCAGCTAATACCGCTATTACATCATCTGCTTCTACTTTATCTATAATAGTAGTTTTAACAGGTAATGTTTTTAAGTATTGAATTATACGTACAATTTGATCAATTTTAGAATCATGTTCCTCTTCCATATTATCAAAAGCGTCCCAATTGGTAATTCTTTTAATATTTCTACCCCCTTTATATTCGGCGAGCAGGTTCTTTCTACTAACAGTAGAACCTGCACCGTCAAATACTACATAAACAGAGGTAGGGTTGGTTTGTCGAATCATGGCACCTAAAGAACGAAAGAATCCACCCAACCCTCCAACATGGACTCCATCAGTATTAACTTGGTTCATCACTGCAAAGTTTCTAAAGAATAGATTTAAACCATCTATTAATAACACTTTATCGTGTTTTCTAACTACAGTTTCCTTCCCTTGCTCCTGGACTTCATCCAGCAACGCAAATAATTCTTTTTGCTTCATGTTCTTGTTTTTATAAATCTTGTGAATCGAAGAGTACTGGTGATACGTCTTCTTGGTCTTCTACAATTTCGAATTTCCCACCACCTAATATTTTAGCCCATTCGTCAGAATGATCTTTTTTATAGTTGTTTTTATCCTTATCTGTATCTTGAATAAACCCGTGGTTTGTCATAACAATTTTACCTCTTGATTGAATACCATTAACATGGTTCTTATCAATTTGCAAGTTGGTACGTTTCCCCCATTCTACTTGCTTACCACCTTTAATTGCTTTAATTTTAGATGTACCAGCATTTGAAACATTACCAAACGTAGCTACAAACGTTGCATCGTACCACATAGCCATTCCACCTTTGTTCATCATCTTTGGTTGGCCCATAGGTGATTCAGCTTTAGCCGTCCAAACTTTGTTAATAGCAATTAATGTATTAGTGTATGGTGCTGATTCTTTACGAGACATTACAATACTTTGATTTACAGTATTACCAAATTGTGTTGACATTGCTCCTGCATTCCATTCATTGTTATTTTTCAATTTCTCAACTGACATTGCACAAGGAATAGAACCAATTGAATCCCAAAAGAAAGCTAAGTCATATGGTAAGTTACCATTTTTCTGTTCATTTTGTAAATCCATAATAAAGGCAGCTACATCTTCAATAGTATGTACTGTTTCTCTATCTACGTAAATAAAATTACCATCGTAATCTACTACTTCACCCTCTTCATCTTTAATTAGATTAACTTGTAAGCCCATTTGAGATGCGTGTTCCCAATTCCATTTCATCTCTGTAATAATAAAAACAGGTAATATACCCATTTTTTGTGCTGAGACTGCTGCTTCTAATAAAGCGGTGGTTTTACCAGTATCTGAATGTCCTCTAAGTAATGAGATATGACCCATTGGGATACCCGGTACTCCTGATACTTCAGTAAATGCTGGTGATAATGGAATCCATTGTTGTTCCTTAAATTTGACGTTTTTATCTAAACCTTTAGCGTTTTTGAACTTATTTAAGTCAAATTTGCTCTTAATCTCGGCAGACACTGCCGCCGAGAGAGACTTCTTTATTTTTTTAGCCATATTTAGAAAGGAAGGTCATCTGATTCACCATCTTTTTCATCACCAAATAAGGTGTCGAATTGGTCATTCTTAGTTTTTTTTACATTACTAGTGTCTAAACTAAAATTATTAGTTTTTGGTGCGGCTGCTGCGGGTGTTGGAAATGCATTTTCAGTAGTTGCATCTGATTCAGGTGATAACCACTTTTCTAATGCTGATTTCATTTCATCGAATGTAAATCTTTTAAATTCATCCATAGGGTTTGGTTGTGTCCCTGACCATAACTCTACTTGAGCAGTATCTTCACTAATTGGTGTTGATTTTAATCTAACACGTACTGATGACTTGTTATAAGGAGTACCTGTAGATTCTGGTCCTACCGTTTCAATAGTAAGATCTCTACCTGATGCTACATCAGTATAATCACCAATTTCATCATCAATAGCAAGTGAAAGTAATTCTTCATATACTTGTTTACCAAATTGCCATAGTCTAACACCTTTTTCTTCTTCTCCTCTAACTACTACAGGAACAAAAATACGGTTCTTAGCATCTAAACTTTTAGCTAATAAGTAATTTTCTTTGTTGTACTCCTCTCTAAGTTTACCTGCAAATAAAGCAATAGGATCTTTCTCTCCATAATTTTGGGGTGAAAGCATCACTTTATTAGTAATACCGTAGTAGAACTTCAATTCCGTAAAAGGGTTGCTAGTGTTGAACGCTGATGGTACAATTCTAATTTGTTGTTTACCAATTGTTGGTCTCCAAAATATTAGACTGTAGTCTTTCTTCGGTCCTTGGGCTTGTTTTGATTGTAACCCATCCAATTTTTGTTTAATCGCATTTAAATCCATAAGATAACTTTATTTTAATTATAACTGTTTATATGTAACGTAAATATACGAAGCCCCTTCCGGGACTCCTAATTTATTTTAATATACTTTAATTTACTTTTTAATACTCGTAATCTTCATCGTCTTCATCATCATCTTCATCTCCATCCCATTCTTCAGGACCACCATTAATCATTGATGAATCTAAATTTGGAACTCTAAATGAACCTTGAGCCATTATTCCCATATTAATCCCTAATTTTCTAGCAAAACCATCTGCTTTATCAGCTAATGAATCTGGATAGTCACGGCCTAATAATAAATCTAATGCTCCATCTCCTTGTAAGATTAATTGTCCTGGTATATCACCATGATATAATGCATCCTCTAATTTATCAAAGTCGGATTGACTGTATCCTTCCTTTAAATATTTTCTAAAAGTGTTTAATTCTTCCATTATATGTCTATTATTTTATAAATTTTAGTCTTTAATTGACTTAAATCATTATGTTGTGTAAGTAAAACACTATTTCTATAATGTTGCCAGTCTATTTGGAATTTAGTATCTACTACACCACCATTTAACTTCTTAATTAACTCATTAAGGGCGTTTATTGTGTATAAAGTATTAGATTCTTTCTTCCTATGTACTAAAATAGTATTTTCTGGGATTGTTTGTACATTTCCTTGGTCTACATTATAAGTTACAACGTATTCATCTTTGCCCACGATCTCGAGGACAAACATTTTATTGTATATAATGGTGTATCTGCTTGTAATCTCTTCTAATAAAGAATCTAAATTCTCTAAATTTGTGAAGGTACAAAATAACTTATTGTTCAAATCTCCTATGTTTTGGAATGACGTTATAACATCATAGTTCGTGTTATACGTATTCGGAGAATTATTTAAAATCATAGTCATAACCTTCTTTTGTTTTTGTGTTTAATTTATATTTAGTAAATATTTTTTTTACATCTTCTATTAAATATTGTTCACTATCATCAGCATCCAATAAGAAACTATCATATGTGTATAGTACTAATTTTGTTTTTTTACCTTTTAGTACTGATATCATATCCCATAATATACGAACGTTCATTGACGTCTCCAAATTTTGTAGCAAGTAATTAAAGAGTTTTTGTGGGTTCATTTTATCCAGGTTCTCTTTTTTATACACATAGTTAGAAATTGGACAAGTAATTTTACCCTCTCTTTCAAAGTCTTCCCAGAGTTCTTTTACGTATATATTAATTTTACTAAAAAATTCTAGGTGTTCGTATTCTTTGAATACTCCTCCGTATAGTTGTTTAAATGTTAATTCCTTAGACTTTGCGTAGTCAACTTGATATAACTCTTGTAGATGGCTATGGATATCAATAGAGGGGAAATCATAATTAATGAGCATACAAGACAGACTAGGATGATAAGCACTAATATCAATGTCAATAAACCTATCATTGCTTGGGATAAAACTTTTTCTACACCCATTCTTATGTGATAATGCTGCATAATTTACGTTTTTAAATTTGTTTGAAGGGCGTGTTGTGGTTGTCCTAAGGTTGTATTGAGTGTAAACTCGTTCACCATCAATGGGGTGGAAGTGTTCCTCGAAGGTTTCCTTGTGTACTCGTATTCCACTTCGTTCGAGGTAGTTGAAAACCATGGATACTTTATTGTTAAAGAATTCATCATATTTAGTTTTAGTTCTGTTAATATTCGCTTTTAGATCTTCAAAAATGTGTTCGCATAATTCATAGTGTTTAACAATAGGGATAATTAGGTTTAACTCATGGTTATCCGTGTGTTTACTATAGAATATTTCGTGTACTTTGGTTGTGGGACGTATATACGTATGAGGTGGTGGTGTTATGTCATAAAGAGTTTTGTTTGGAAAATAATGTAATGTTTCTTTTTTATCTCGACAATACAATTTTTCAAACTTGTTTATCAACTTTTCAACGCTTGTCTTATACGTGATTAACTCATTAGTGACTTCACTATGATGTATACCTACCATAAAACCTTTAGTTGCTTCAAGTGGTCTAATATACACTAAACTTACATATGTTTGTGATGGGTGTATTGTATCATTATAAGGGATTACTTCGATGAAAGCCTCCTTATAACTACTATTAATTAGAACATCTAACTGTTCTTTATCTTCTATAAGCCAATACATATACCTTTATTTTACCTAAATATACGACAGATTTATCTAATAGCCACTCTTTCTTTGGATGTTTTTTCTTATTGATGTTCCTACCTCGTTGTTAATCTTTACTTTAACATCTTGTTTTATCTCATCCGTCTTAAAGGGTACTAGTACTCTATGAAATGTTGGTTTATGAAATTTACCCTCCATTAGTACACCACGATTTGAATTAACATGGTAGAAACCCGAGTAGTTTTCACTATCAATTTCTACTTTTAATTCTCCACCACTAGTATTAAAGAAGTTTTGAGTGGTTGGTTTATAGTATTTTACAAATTTACCCCTAAATGAAAATTCAAAACCAAGTAAGTTTTGTGATTTTTGGTTTAATAAAACTATATTTCTATTTACAATGTAAGTATCAATTGGGTCGCCTGTAAGGTCCCAATTTATTTTAATTGGTGTATATAGTTGGTGCTGTGTGTTTGGGTTTGTATTACTATAGTTAGTATAGGTTTGGTTATTTACCTCCATATATTGGGAGGTATTAGATTTTTTTAGGAAATACCTTACAAATTCCCCTGTATTATATTCTTCTTCTGTTGGGAATTGAATACTTGAAATTGGAGGAGGTGCATTATTTACCGGGACAGACATTGCTGATTGGTATGTTGGAGGGAGTAGGTTTATTGTTGTGTTTGGGATTAAATCAAGGTTAGTAGTTGTAAATGAACCTTCAAGACCTGCTTCTACGTCCTTTTGTGCGTTGTTAGCTACATCTTGAACTAACATTAAATTAGGACCATCTTGTGGGGTATTACCCGTAAAGTAATTACCGTCAGATGTAGAATAGTAATTTCCAGTATAAGCCTCCCCAGTGTCTAATAAGATAAATTCTTCATTAGAAGTGGATAAGTTTGTTGTTAATTGTGATAGTGGATAGTACATCTATAAGTTTCCTATTTTCATTAATAATTCTAATAATTCCTTTTGTGGGAAAACATCTGCTTTATCTGGTCTGTATGAGTTGTGGGTATAAATACCACCAACGAAAGTACTTGCAGATTTAGAATATTTACCTTCTTTAGGGAAAACATCATCAAAGTTTTTATTATTTAAATAAATTGAAATGTTATAGGTAGATTTCCAATTTACTAGAACTTTTTCTAATTCAGATAACATCGCAGGTGTATATGACTGGTACCTTTCATATCCTTTATATCCCCCTGGCATCTTTACAACATTATTATTATCGTCTAACATATAAGGTTCACTAGTATCACTAAGGGGAATTTCAGAACCAACATAACTATACCACTTACCATCTCTTTCCGTTAAAAATCCTAATGATTCTAACTCAATAGATAAAGACTGTTTGTTTAATTGAAAATTGTTATGGCTATAAGGATTACCACTTTTTCTACTTATACCTAAATGGTTAGACCAATATACATCAGGAAAAACATGCTCTGAATGTCCTTTTCTTTCTATAATGTAATGGGTTGCTATTGGATATGTTTTACTAGTCCAGTTTGTGCCAATTTCCTGTTTAGCATCACTACTTCCAGCAGTATGGTGTAATACTATTTGGTTTTTACCTGAACCTGTTGGGTAGTAAATTAGGCCGGATTTTGTTTTATCATTTACTACACTATACCCTGTGGTAAGTGTTACTTGAGGGGCATCTCCTTTATATACTACATAATTATCTGATGCTTGTTTTGTGATTTTACTAATTTCAGTATTAATAAATGCCCCTATATTTTGTTCTTTTGTTTTAGGAGTAGATATTGTAGTTAAGGAGGTAGTCCAATCATTATTTGAAATAGTATGGTTGACTTTAGATATTAAAAATTCTAAAGCATCCGGATATTGTTGTGGTAAAAATTCTTGTCTAATATTTAGTTTTTGATACATTTTTACTCCAGAAATCCCATCACAAGTTAAATCTAAGTTTAAAGGTATAAATCCTATTTTAGTAGAGGGTGTTCCTGTAGCCGCGTATAAAGCATTATCAAGAATATTAACATACCCTTTAAAGGATTGTTTTCCTTGTTTTATGTATTCGTCATTTAAATGAAAATAATAACCTTTAAGTTCTGTTTGTCCTTGTATTTTTCCTCTAAAACCTTGAATTAGGTATCTGATGTAACCATCTGCGAATTTTTGTAATTCTTCAGGTTCAGGGGGAGTATTGTTATTTTCTACATCTTCTATTACTTCCTCTATATATTTAGCCCAAAAAACATTATTATAGTTTTTATTAGTAACTGGTGAGTCATCTACATCTCTTTTACCTGTTGAAGACTTTCCAAATATTGTAGATACAGTGTCATTAGAGGCTCTCGCGAAAATCCCTAAAAAGCTCCTCTTATCTAATACTCCCTTTGTAGTAAAGTGGACATACAACTCATTAACTTGTTTTAAGGTAAGAGGAGCGTAAATATTATCTAAATTGGTTATTTTATCCTTGTTCATTTGTGGGGGATCTTTAAGACCGTATTGATATTGGTCCCTTAACCCAGTATTCCAACTTGAAAAAGCGGTTGCATCATAGTTTTTAGTTGAAGTTCCATTAGCTGTAGCCCCAATAGATATCATAGATGCTAAGTCTGGTCCTATCTTTGTTTTAAATCCAAACTCTCTAACAATATTAGAGGTAGGTATTAGTTTATTTCCTTCGCCTCTACCTTTAAGATTATAACCATAAAGCTCAAAACTTGAAGTAGTGTCAAATTTACTTTTAAAAGAACTATTTTCAATCCCTCTAATTCTATTTTGGTCTTGAATGGTTATAACGTTATCATCGCTTATAATAGGTTCTAAATTTGGTACCCCACCTAGTGCACTGTTAATACCATCACATATTTCTTGTAGAAATTTAAATAAGTATATTTCCCCCTTTTTAGTTACTTTGTCTAAAGCATTAGATATAAAGTCATAATTTAAGTAAACATTTAGAGTTTTTCCATATATTATACTTCCATCATTTTCAGTTACCATCCAATCATTCATTCTCTTAGCAAAGTCCCAATATGATTTTATACCAGTTTTGTTAGCAGAAAATTCATTATAATTGTTTAAGGAAAGATCATCCAGAAATTTTGGTTTTACTAGAGCAATTTTGGGGTTTAAAGATATTTGGTTAGGATAGGCAGACATTATAGTCTCATCTACATTTGTATCTATGTCTAACATATAACCATTTGACAATTTAGGAATACAAAATGTTTTTATCTTTTGTAATAATTCTCCTAGTGTTAAATAATAACCAAATCGGTCAATATCTACTCCCTCACCATCATTTAATGATTTTATTTGGGCTAACATATCCCCACCTGCTTTTTCTTCAGGGAGGTTTAAACTCCAATACAAGTTTAAGTAAGGGTATTTGTATCCCCACCATTTTAAACTTCCTTTACTATCTACAATATCGGTAAATAAATCATATGCCAGGGGAGAGGTACCTGCATTTGTAACAAGGGAAGATTTAGTTAATGTAGTTTCTAGACCACTAATTCCTGTATTGTACCCATTTAGAATTTCCTCTATTTCCTTTTCTGTTTTAATATCTGCAGGATTGTTAACTTTTATTGATTCTATTACATCCCCTACTGATATCAAGTTTAGGGTGATATTATAAGTACCATCTCGATCAAAATCCCAAGAAAAATTAGATACCTTACCTATAAACCCATCATAATTACCACTATATGTCTCTCTATACTTACCTACATCCTTAATTAATTTAGTAAAATTGTAAGTTTTAAAATCTTGAAACCAAATATCTTCCATTAAGGTATTACCCATTTGTTGGAGGTTTCCTTCATTGTTAATGAACTTATCATTACCCCATTCTAACAACATGGTATACCCTAGTCGTAAGTACAGTAACTCGATTAATTCAAATTGAAATTTGTTGTGTGCCTTAATATTAACTGTAGCTTTTCTAATTGAACCCCTGTTTAAGGCTTCTACTTTAGCATCTATTAGACCTGGGGGTGGAGTTAAACCTTGTTGACTTCCTCCTAAACCGTATGCATTTGAATTATTCCATATGTCACCTGTTTGGCTTACTCCTGATCTAAAGTTGTAAGTCCCGTGTGTGCCTTTTCCTTCTCTGTCTTTTACAGAAGATATTACTTCAGAGGTTGAGTTAAACAATACTGTTTTTTTCGCTAACTTATTCCCCATAAAATTCTCAGGGTTTGTTAATCCTATAGCTTCTATTCTATCGGCACCATTTCTTCTGTCACTATTTTTATATTCTTCTTCTGTAAGATTTGGGGCGGTAAGTTTAAGTTCTGCTACAATTTCAGGGGTAGTTAGGAATCTAACTGATGAACCTAATTTTAAAAAAGAATTTTGGTTATTTTGGATCTGGAGTTGCTCAGGTGTCCTACTACCATCAAAACCACTACCAGCAGTTTGTTGGCGGATAGTTATTTGGTTTTTTACAAAATCGTCAAAAGCTTCTCCTACTAATTGTCCCATAACCTTTTATCTTCTTTGATTTAATAAATCATATTCTGCTTGTATCGCTCCTATTGATGTAGGGATTCTTATTTGAACCCCTAAAGGTAAGAAATAGGAATCTTGTTTTAAAAAATCGTTTGCTGTTGTAATAATCCACCAAAGTGATGAATTGCCATAGTATTGTTGAGCTAAAATATCAAACCTATCCCCCTCTTCAGCATAAACATATATATCCGAAAATTCTAAAGGAATTGCAGGATATTTAACACCTCTATAATATGGAGTGCCCCTTAAACCCTTTTTGGTTTCTATTGAGGTAGTTTTTATTTTTGTATATCTGCTCATTATTATTTTTTAGGAATATAATTTAAATTATCACCTTGACCGTCATAGTTATTTCCTGAACCCGCTGCTAGGTTAATGTAATGCTCTTTTCCATATTTTCCAACAAATGTTCCTCCTGATCCTACTGGTTTCCCATTAGCAAAGGAATTTTGTTGTACTCTAGGAACAAAATCGTGAATTGGAATAAAATTAAACCCTGTTACTTTAACAATTAAGGGCATTTCTTTAACTGAGGGGTCAGTGAAAATTTCATTACCCTCTGCACCTGTTGTTAAAATATTATTATTATCAGGTATTGCTATTTCCCAAGGGGATTCTTGTGGTATATCAAAGTTAAGACCAGTCATAATACCTACCTGTTCCTGGAAATAACCACCTACAGTTAAAGTTACTAAATTACCCCTCATATATCCGGCATCTGAATAGTCAGGTGCACATACTGATGCTAGGTAATTTAATTTTTGGTACATTGGTATAAGTTCTTGTTTAGATTGAGCAGCTACCGTCCAAGCCATGCTTACTGTTCTATCAAACCCACTATATTTGTAAAATTTTTCTCCTCTACCCATGTAAGAGTTGGCTTTCCAATCTGCAGAATACGAATCTGAGAAGCTATCAATAAATGCTCTAAAATGAACATAAGTTTTTAAAGATGGGTTATCGTTATCTATAACACCAATTCTGAATTTTACTAAATCATTTTTAACTGTATTACCAGTTACACCACTTGATTGGTATATAGGAAGAGCAGTAATTTTATCTAATGCTCCTCTTTCATTTAATAAAGCAGAGTCTGGTGTGTTTGTACCCTCTAATCTTTTACCAATAGTGTAGCTACTTAAATTCCCACGCTTACCAGGATCACCTAGATTTACTCGGGATTCAATGTTTTTTCTTGTATAATCTAAAGTAGCAGGGATTTCTTGAGAACCACTAGGTGCAATTACAGTCGTAAATGATGGTTTTGATAGGTTATCCTTACTTGTTGGTACATAGGATGATATTTGTTCTTGTGTGAGAACTTGTCTTGAAATTATATTTTGTATACCACTCTTGAACGCTCCTTCATCAGTTTTTGTAACTAAAGAAAAGGGGTTAATACTGGTCTCATAAACACTAAAAGTTTTTGCTCTACCATTTCCTAAAAACGCCTCCTTAATTGAAGTGTTTGCATTTTGTAATATAAAATTATTTCCTAAATAAGCAGCACTAGCTCCTACTCTAAGAAATTGATCATTTGTAATGTCATTACTTAGACTATCATCATTTACTGTTGGGCTAATATTCCTACCTCCTATAGTATAAGAAGTTTTTCCTCCACTTCCAATACTGTTAGTATTTAGGGAAGGGTTAAAGGTGCTAAGACCAAAATTAGAGACAGGTGGAGGTGATAATGAATATGAGAATGAAGGTGGTGTGAAAGGTGATGAAGTAAATGAAAAGTCCTGAGGAGACCCCCATGTTACTTTAGGTTGTTGTCTTATAGTATAAATATTGTTGACACCCGTTCTTTGGTCTCCAACCATCATAATATTAGTCTTACCTACCCCTAAGGTAGCACCAGGCCCGCCACTATATGTGTATAATACGTTATCTGTAGTGTTCGTGTTAATTTTATCCACCAGAGGTAATAATCTACTTTTATTACCGTTAATACCCGGGGTATAAATAGTGTTTAAATATGTAGGTAGGCCCAAAAGGGTGTTTCCGTCTTTGGATCCTATAGAGGTTTTTGCAAGGGGGTTTAATCCTTGTTTATTTAAATGAATTCCTAAAGCATTACCAGCAGTTTGACCTAATGTAGATAGAGGTGTGTAGATACCTTGGTTTATAGAAATATTGTTTTTAATAAATGCTCCTATTTGACCTAAAAATCCTTCACCTTTTTTTTCTACGAAAGGTTCGTAACCAGCACTTGAATTAACATTAGTTAAAGATAGTAAATTTTGTTTTGCTATAAATAAAGGACCCTTAGGTGATTTAAAGTCAAAGAACATTTGAGCCATTCTCGAAACATCCTTAATAATAATCTTAGGTAATAGTGTACCTCCTCGTAGTAAAAAATCTGGACCACCTGTTCTTCCTACATCAGAAAGATCGTCTGGGATTTGTGCTTTTACATAAGGTTGGTTACTATTTCCTCCTCCAACTGTATCTTTGCCATACCTTAATGATTTAAGGTTGGTGGTCATGTTAACTAACGCCATATCCTACTATTAACCTGGGAGGTTATCCAAATATCTTGTAGGTGCTGTTGGTGATTCTAAATTTGAAGGTTGGGGTAGAACTCCGTTTAAAGGAGTTACTGCGTTAGCCGCAGGATTTCCTATAGTAGAATACTCTTTATGTAGAGTAGACATTTGGAATTCTGGTGTGTTTGGTGTTGTACCACTCAAACTTGTTGCCGCCGCTTGGCCCGATATTAATTTGTCTAATAAGCTCATAATTGTGTGTTTTATTATAAATATTAAATTATTGTACTTCGTATAAACCTATTGATGATAATTGAGGTTGTTTATTTTGTACTTTAAATATAGCCTCTAAAAGTTCGTTTGTTTTCTTATTTTCAGGTGCTTGAACAACGGTTGTGTTACTACCACCTTGTGCGTTTGCCGCCATTTTTGATGCTCCCGGGAATGCTACTATATCGTCATTTTTGGATAACTCAAATAATCCCCCTTCTTTGGTAGATATTTGTGTTTTACCATCCGCTGGGGAGTTAACGTCACCTGCTTTTTTAGAATTTGATGCTAAATACGCGATACCAGCAATAGCCGCCCCCGCGGCTAAAATACCACCAACAATAGGGATTGGTCCAAAACTTGACCACGCACCCTTAACAACCTCTACTATAGCCGAACTGTATTTTATTGCTTTTTCTCTTATTGCTATTGCAATACCTTTTAAACTTAGGCTATTCTCTGAGGCTTTTAATACGTTTATAACCCCTTGGACTGCTGCTATTCCCTTCATAGTAGCATAAAATACACCTACGGTTACTGCCATACCCCCTAGTGCTAACTCCCACCCTGAAAGGGTATCAAAGCTACCTGTTAATATTTCAGATATACCTCTAAACATGGTAAAGACGGGTTCGAGTAGCCAAACTATAGATGTTATAGCCGGGATGAGTAAGTCGATGATTGGAGAGACTAATTGCATTACTGGGCCCGCTATGGATATAAATACTTCCCTTAACTTTTCAACTGATTTATTTAGTCTCTCTTGTACGGATGCTTGGTTTTGTAAATCCTTAAAAGATTCTTCCCCAAGTTTCTTTTTAATTTGCTCATTGGATAAACCTTCTTCTTGTAATTTATTTATCCTTTGTTCCCTTAAGTCTGCTTCTTCTTTTGATAAATTTCCTATTTGCTCTTGGACAAATAAGGTCTTTGCTAGTTCTTCTCTACCCATACCAACAGCTTTGGCTAATGATTCCTGTTTGATTCTATTCATTTCCCCAAACTCGGCAGATGTTCCTGCTTGTTCTGCTATCTCTCTAGCTACCCCTGCTAAATCATTATTTAGCGCATATTGTCTTGCTTTTTCTAAATTTAAATCCTTGTTTAATAACAATTCTGCTGACAGTTCGTTTTCTATAGAGGACTCAAAATCAAGTAAACTATCCGCTATTGCGTTTACTTTACTCATTTCCATACCTAAAGATTTTACAGTAGCTACTGTTTCTCCTATTAAACCAGCATCTTTACCAAAGGATAATGTTGTTGCCGCTGATATATTTGAGATGTCTTTTAATAGTGTTTTTTCATTTAAGACTGCTTTATTATTAGTTGCTGTTATTTTTGCTTGGCCTAAAATTTCTTTTGTAATATCTTCGGCGTTACCTTTAGTGGCGTTTGTTAAGGCAACTATACCCTTTTGGTCTTCCATTGAAAGTCCTGATGCCTCCCTTAGTAGGGTATAAGTCTTTAGGTTTTCTGAGTTAAGCATTACATTAGTTCCTAATTCGGCATTAACCGCTATGAGGGATTCTTGTAATCCTTTTGAGTTTATTAGTACATCACCTGAAAGATTTGAAATTGATTGGAGTTCGGAACGTAATGAACTGGCCTCGGAATATGACATATTCATATTCTTAGCTAATTCACCGGTTGAGGCATCTGATGCCTTTAAAGCCGCAAACATCTCATTGGCAATAAAGGCTAATATAGCTATAGGACCCAGTGCCTTTTTAAATGATGATTTTAATTTTGCAGCCCCTGCGTCCATTGATGCTATATCTATGGCACCTTGTGAGAATCCTTTCCCCCCATTAATTTTTAGATCACTAGCAGAAATACCTGCCTGTTCTAAAGCATCTTGCATTCCTACACCTTCATCTCTTAAAAGTTTAAATTTCTCAATACCAAAATTAGTACCCTCCATTTCGGCGGCTATATCCTTAGAGGCGTCGGCTGCTGCTTCGAAAGTACTTGAAAATCCTGATAACCCTGGGACTGATTTTACAAATTCAGTAATTCCTTGGAAATTTTTAACACCTGAGGACTCTGATATTTTACCTGCTACATTTTCAATAGTTTGCAATTCAACCTTTAAGGCTATTGCATTGTTTATTTGATCCTCTATACTATCTGCTAAGTTAACGTTTAACTTGTACTGGTCTTCGGTAAGGCCTTTTGTGTTTTTAGTAAGATTTCTTTGAGTATTCTTTAGTAAAATTATATCCTTATTTATCTTAGCTCTGTCTTTTGCTAAGTTTGATATCGCCTTACTATCACCCAACTCTTTTTTACTTAAAGAAGTAAGTTTTTCTGATAGTTTTGTTATAGAGTTAGTGGATCTTAATATGGCACTTTTCTCTGCCTTTTGGAAGGTTAATAGTTTTGTTTGATCCTTTAGTACGTTGGATATGTCTTGGCTATTTGTTAGTGTATCTTTATCTGTGCCTAATCTATCCTTTGCTAGTTTATTTTGCTCAGCTAATAACCGATTTTGATCGGCCATTAACTGTTTTATACTTATAGCATTTTTTTCTTGCTCTTTTGACATCTAGGTGATTTTATTATAAATATTACTAATTATAACTTGTTTGCCCCTTGTATGGTTTACTTGCTTCGGAAAATGCAGGTGTGTTTACCTTACCATCGGGGTTAACTAGATTTTTTGCACCCTTACCACCACTAGATGCACTTTCGGTGGCTTTCTTTTCCTCGGAATAAAAGTTTTTTATCTCATTGAATGTGTATTTTCTTAACCATATAGGCATATTATACACTGTATAGAAATCATACCCACCCTTACCGTGGAAGATAATTTGATGAATTATGTTGAAGAGGTTAATTCTAACCTGAGGAGAGTTAGTTGTAGTCAGGCCAAAAAAAGTTAATCCCAATAGGGATTAAAGCCTCCTCTCCATTATCTAAAATATAAGATAAGTTTACATCTGGTTGAGTTTTATTTACGTGTTCTCTGAATGACCTTGAGTCCCTTGCTAAGAATCTATAGTCTACAAATTCTCTAATTGTTTTTGTTTCACTATCTCCATCTACAGAAGATATTAAATATTTTAATCTAGTAGTTAATTCAGATGAATTTTCTTTGTTGATTTTTTTAAGACCTGCTATTTCTCTATCTATATTTTTTTCAATTTTACCCGTGGCTAGTTTGTATGTTAATACTGTGCCCGTTGAAGGGCAAGTAAAGGGGAATTCGTTTTCACCTCTTACGAATGTTGACTTATCAATGTCCTTATGTTCTAAAGTTGTCATATCTATAACATAATCAACTCCTTTAACTGTTATGTTGTATTCCTTACCATACCCTAAAATTCTAGTGGCTATTAATAATGAATTTTTGTCACCTACGATTAAATCGTCAATGTTTATGTCTTTATTTATTATCACGGACTTTAATAGTTTATCTAACACGACACCCTTTTGGATAAAGGATTGGTTTGATAGGATATCTTCTTCCTTCGCAGTCATATATTTTACTTCTACCTTACCACTAGATAGTGGATTGTCTTTAGGATAAATTAATCCTTTAGACGGTAATTCGATTTCTTCCGTTGGGAATTTAAATTCACTCATATAATCTTTATTTAATTAAAACTTTGTTATCACTCATACATATGTAAAATACAAAAAAGCTTGGCGTGAGCCAAGCAATTTTGATAAATTATTTAATTGTTTTCTTAGAAATTTAAGATACAGTAATCAGGTTGAACTGTTAATTGTAGTTCTACTGCTGCACTTTCATCATCCCAACTATAATCTCCGAAATTAGCATCAGTAATCATAGCTCCTTTGATAATCCATTCTGAAACGATATCACCTACAGGTCCTAATACGTTCATAGTTAAATCCTTTTTATAGAAATCACTATAACCATCTCTACCTGTTACTGATTCATGGTGTAATCTAACCCATTCCATACATGCCTGAGCACCACTTGGAGTAATTGGATCAAATAATGTCATTTGAATCGTGTTCCAAAGTGTTTTACCTTTTACGTATCTTGCAACGTTGATATGGTTCAATTGAACTGTACCTTGGGTTAATGAAACTGCTCCCATACCTTTAATTTGGTATGAAGGAATTCCATCTACATACAGTATAAACCTGTTCTTTTGTTTAGGTTCGAATGCTGTGTAAAATATTTCGTTTGGGTCTAATACTGCCATTGTTATATATTTTTATTATAAATATTGTAATTATTTTTTTTATTCAGGAAATGTTGCTCCAGTTGGTAAAACATTGAAATCTAAAATAACGAATTCTGCTGTTTTGGTTGGTTGTAAGTAAATCTGACCTACTAGCTCATTTCTATCAATTACATCCGGTGTATTGTTTGTAGCATCCATTACTACTTTAAAAGCATATAATCCTTGTCTTTGTTGTACTGATTCTAAGTATGGGTTTACATTTGCTAAGAAGTTGTTTCTTGTTGCATTTGTATTTTGTTCAAATACTAAGTTATCTGATACTTGTGTTATATATCCTTTAAGTGCAATTAATAATCTACGCACATTTACTCTATCTAAAGCACTTGCTCTTTTCTGTAATGTTTTTTGTCCAAATACTACAACTCCACTTCCTGGGAATGTTGCAATTGGGTTTACATTTGCTTCGTATAAAGTATCTCTATTACCTGATGTTAATTTTCTTTCTGCTCTTACTACACTTCCTAAAGCTCCTCTAAGCAAACCTGCTGGTGCAAACCATGGATCTGATGAAGCATCTGTAAATGCGTAAACTGCAGGAATATATGTTGAAGCGGGTGCCCAAACTGTTTGTCCGGTTCCGGCATCTACCGTTTGTAACCACGGCCAATAAGTTGCTGCATATGAGCTATCATAAGCTGTTGCTTGTGTTGTAACTGTACCAATTGATGCGTTAAACGCTGCAACATCAATTACTGCTATACAATCAGTTCTACCTTGTGCAAGTGTTACTAATTTTGTAACAGTACTTGAATGGTCTTGAGAATTTAATCCTGGTGCTGTAATTACATTAAATTGGTAATCATCTGAGTTGCTCAAAAGATTAATTGATTCTGTATAATTGCTTGGGGATAAACCTTGTACATCAACTGATGAAATATTTTCGTTAAATAATGCTGTTCTAGTTCCATAATTAACACCTGCAGCATTTGCAAATGAACCTGATTGTATTACTGGTAAACTACCGGTATATATAGATTTTGCAGTTCCGTTATTGTCAAAATATTGTGGTGTAGGTAATGTTACTGATTCTACATAAATATAAGCACTTCTTTGTGGGTAATTACCATTGGTTTTAACAAAGGAATCTGTTCCATCCTCTTCTACTGTATAATACGTGTCACCAATAACTTTTGATACATAGTTTACTGCAGTTGGGTCTAAAGATAAGTTATTATATGTTTCTAATACTGCTCTTGAAGTTGCAGTATCATTTCCTCTTCTTACTAATAATGAAAATTGACCTGATGCTGTGTTTACAGATGCTACTTCCCATCTAATATTTTCTGCTGTTCCTTCATTTAAAGTACCATTAGCTGAATCAACTGCCTGGTAGTTATTCATGTTAGCACCTTCAGATATTGTTTTAATTGTAAATGAAGCGGTTGCATTTAAATCAGAAGCTGTAAGTGTAAAAGTTGCGTCTGTTCCGGCAGGAACTGTTGCTCCTAAAGATTGTGATGTAAAAGTTAATGTATCTCCTACTTCATAACCAGTACCTATAGTTGTAACTTCAATTGAAGATATAGCACTAGAAGTTTGTGCTACTGTTTGTGTAGCTAATTTAACTGTAAATACTGCAGAGGCACCTGCGCCATCTGTTGCAGGTGATAGGTTTGGTATTACTACATTACCTGTACTACCCGTAGCATTAAAAGCAGCTGCATTTGTAAAAGAAGATAATAATACGTTTTCACCTATTGCTAATGTACCATCAGTTAAGCTACTAGGAATTGCTGAATTTGCTGAAAGGAAAGAACCGGTAACAACACGTGTTACTAGTAATGATTCTCCACCTTGTGCAAAATAATTTCTTGCTGAGATAGAATTTAAATATGTGTAAAATTGAGATCCACTTTCTACTGATGAACCAAAAATTGCTTCATATTGAGAAAAAGTAGACACCGCTGTTGGTATTCCAACTGGTCCTTTTGTTGCTGGGCCAATAATAGCGGCACCAAAAGTAACAGGTCTAGCGCCAATAAACGATTGGTCATTTTCCCTTGCTAATACACCTGGAGATAATAATGTTTCTGCCATTGTCTAAGTATTTGTTATATTGTTTTATTATAAATATTAAAAATTATTTCAAAAATTAAGCTATTGGTGTAAATTCACCTTTATCTAAATCTATGTTACCATTACCATACTTATCTTCTAATTCTTTAGCAGTTTGATTTTGATCTTTAGATAATTTATCGAATTCCTCCAACAACTCTCTTTTTTGTATTTTTAAGGCATTAATCCTTATTTCTATTGTTCCTAACCCACCAATTATTTCGTTGTTTTTTACTTGAAATTCTTGAAGAGTACTTACTTCTTTATTTAATAACTTTTTAACTTCCATATTTAAATTTTTAATTTATTATAAATATGTAGAAAAATTATCAAAATTACATTCTTGTACGTCCATCGTTTGTAGGATTTGATATTGTTTCAGTATCGTTTAAATTAACAACTGCCTCTGTAGTAATACTTATTTTTGCTTTGGAATTGTATATTTTAGTAGAATTTAATTCTTTTTGAATTGTGTCGGGTAGTATGTACCCTCTCATTCTAATATTAAATGTTCCTTTTACTAATCGATCCTTACCCTGTGTTAGTTCAGTTGATGTACTAAAACTATCTATAAAAGCCCTAAATTGGAATCTTTCAGGATTACCCCAATATGCATCTGAAGCGTATTCACATGATTCAATTATTTTATTTAATTGTTCCATATAGTAAGTTTGAACTAATACACTATATTCTAAATTAACATAGTCTGGTTGGGCTACTACATGATATTTTTCAACTGGTTTCCTGTTATTTAAAGTTCCAAAGTTACTATAGAAGTTTTTTGGGCTAAATTGTTTAGACCAAACCCCATATAAGTTAGGTTGGTTTGCATCTAATTTATTTGCTACTGACCTGTCTTTTGTTAACGAGTCCCTCTTAATTACTATAATAGGAAGCATAATTGCTCCTGCTTTATCTCTATAATACCCATCACGTTGGAAAGATTTCCATCTTTCAGGTGCACCATATATTACGGGTACTTCTCTTCGTTCACCATTTTGATAAACAAAAGGTTTTATCATATTGTTAAAATAATAAAATACCGCTTCATCTAAATCCTGTATGCCGACAGAATATTGTTTTGTATCATCACCTTTAAAACTCATCTGCTTAGACCTATTAAAGTCAATGCCCGTTTCTGTGTAATTTGGATTTGATGGTACAATTGCAGAATTAGGGTTACCTTGTTCTCCTCTGCCTTCTATGCCTTCAAAGGCAGTTTGTTCCCCCTTACTAATTGCACGTTGGGTTTTTGGTACTGGTTTTCTAGGTTTTGCCATTACATTCTTTCTATATATGGTGAGATTGCTGCTTTATCTGCAGGAATATAATACGTTGATACTAATATTGAAATATTGTTACCAAATTGATGTAATCCAGGATTTAGTGGGTTTGGTGTACCATCTGAATCATTATTAGGGTAATCAGGATTTTTACCACCCCAATATTGGTTGGCAATTGTGCTCTGTACCCCATAATATTTAGCTTCATATAAAACGATATCACCTACTCGGGGGACTACGTCTTTTTCAACTAAATCATCTCTAAAGAAATTAAAGTTAATGCCCTGTTCAAATTGTACCCCTTCTCCACTTTCAGCATACTGTTGGTCACCCCTATCTATCAAAACATTGAATAAAAAAGGACCATTGTAGTATTTTTCTTCAGCTGCTTCGCCATAGATGTTTACTTTAGTTTCTTCTAATTTAAATTGGTATAAGGCACACTGTTGGGTAATAATATTACCCATCAATTCTCTATTAAACTTTCGCATAAGAGAAACATCCCTTTGTCTAGTGTACATTGCCATATTACGCGATATAAATTGTATATGGAACCTTCTGTAGTTCCTGCATTTTGGATTCTCCTTCTTTAGCTCTTCTTTCTAAAGCAGACATTCTTGAGGTTTCATCTAAATAAGTTCTTAATCTTTCTATCAATGATGTTTTTTCTGCTGTTGCTGCTGCTATTAAATCTGATTGATTTAGAACAACATCAGCATTTGGGATTGGTATACTACCATATTTACCCCTTACATATCCTAGCATCTCTTTAGATAATGATAATGTGTATTCAAATATCCATTGACGTCCTACACTATTAATTTCATTATAATTAGGGTTACCATAAGGTGCGTTTGACACGTTAGTAACATTCCCTGGTGTTTGCATTACCGAACTTGCTATTCTTTCATCTCTTAAGATGTACTCGAACCATATTCTAGGTGGTGTGTTTACATCAAAATTAGTATGGTTTGGAATTGGAAATACCCTTAATTGGTCGTTTCGAATTTCAAATGAGTAGTTATTTCTTCTAATAGTTTCACTCATTTCAATTTGTTGGATAACTGCAATTTCATAGTTTAAAGGAGCCATTAAGTATCCTCCTTCAGCACCAAATCCTCCTATACCCATTATACCAGCAGCCATTACTCCACCAAAACCAAAACCATCACCTGCACCTAACATGCGACCTGCTGCCGGGTAAGGATTTTCGTAAAATACTCTTTTTACTTCTAACCCATGAATATAATCAGATCCTGTAAGGTCATTATCAACCATAAATTGTGCAAAAGAATAATCTTGAATACTAGAGGTTAAAGCAAACGAACCTGAATAATAGGTTACATTACCCCCACTACCTGCTTCTTCTCCATATTGTTCTGATAGTCTAACTATTGGTTCAAAACTCGGTGTTATAAGCGCAGTATTTAAGTTTGATGCGGTTGGTAGTCCCTCAAGGGATAATTGATTATCTCGTATTTTATATGCGTAAATCTCGTTACCATATGTGGTTACAGCCTCCTCAAAGGCAGTAAAAAACGATCCTGATTGGAGTTCGATATCTACTAAAGGGTAACCTAATCTTCTAGCACAAAAATCTGCTACTTTTGGAGCATCACTTACAAAGTTAGTGTTAGCATCATAAAACCCAAAGGGGGTTTCATCAGAGTCTGGTGTATATGTACTTGTCCCGCCCCATATTGGTATGTTCATATTATGTTTTTTAAGCTATTGATATGTGTTATATGTTTATAAATATGAAAAAAGTTCGTTAATCTCTAAAGGTTTGATAAACCTTAAGGATAGGTGAAACTATTTCATGTCTATGGTTTTTTAATAGAGTAGAGGTTCTAAATCCTTCTACATTTTCTTCTATTCTAGATAGAAATGAAAAACCAGTTTCTCGTTTATCTTTTAAATCGATTTGAGCCATATCACCACATATCACCATTTTAGAACCTTTACCTAATCTTCCAATTACGGTTTCCATTTGTGTATGTGTAACATTTTGAGCTTCATCTACTATAACAAATGCATCTAAGAATGTTCTACCTCTTAAGAATGCAAAAGGGACTACTTCTATGATTTCGTCATCGAGCAATTTCTGTATTTTATCCTTATTATAGAGCATATTAAGGTTGTGATAAATTGGTGCTAACCATGGGTCCATTTTTTCTTTAATATCTCCTGGTAAAAAACCTATATCCTCTTTAGATACTGTAGGTCTTGTTATAACAATCTTATCTACCTGTTTTGTAAATAGCATATCTAATGCTACTTGTGTTGCAACTAGGGTTTTTCCTGAGCCTGCCATTCCTTTAATTACCGTTATTGGTGAATCTATAATTTTTGCTTTAGCTTCCTTCTGTTCGTCGTTAAGCTGTACATTAAATTTGATTGGATTTTTTGGTCTTCTCTTTTGGACGAATACATCATCCGTGTGGTGTTTACTTGCCATAAAGTGTTTAAATTAAGGGTTGTGCGATTAGTGAATAAAAGTGTTGTAAATACGTTAACAAACCGTAAATTATTGATGTAGCTATATAATGAGATAAATATAGTTTGGATATAACGCATTTTATTATACGTATGAAAAGTAAAAAAAAACCCGGCCAAAGCCGGGTTAATTTTACTAAATTATGTTTAATCTATCTACTATAGAGTTTCAAGACCGTTGATCATAATTTTACCATAGAATTCAGGACGAACCATTTTCTTAGCATAACGAGTCATCAATCCTTTACGTGGAGTAAAAGTTTCTGGATCATATACTAATGGAGTCATGATTAATGGAATGTATGGAGCAAATACAGCACCAGTTTCAAGGAATTGAGCACCTCTAAATCCTAATAACATACAGTTGTCTGTCATGTAAGGATTTTTGTATACTTTATATCTTCCGTTGAAAGCACCTACTTTTTGTACACCAAAAGCGTAAGTAGCTGCACTTACATCTCCGTCTGCATCAGCAGCATATCCTGGAATTGATTCTAAGATAGTACCGATTGTTGGAGAAATTACCATAAAGTTAGCACCACCACGTAGAGTTTTCTGGTGAATGATGTTACTTAATTTTTGGATTTTAGTTCCTAATGTTTGGAACCATTGTCCTTGAGAATTATAGAATCCTAAAGATGATACAGCACCGTTTCCAGTTCCTGAGATCGCTCTGTTGTTTACAGCTGACCAGATTTCTGTTCCAGCAGCAGCAGATTCAACTAACATATCTAAAATTTCTAAATCAATTTCTAATGAAATATATTCACTTAAGATTGAAGTTAATTCAGCTTCAGCATCTAATGCATGGTATGCATTTAAATCCTGTGCGAATTCTGGCGTCCATACTGCTTTCAATTTTCTAGTTTTAGCAACGATTGCAGATGATTGCATCTGTACGTTGATTTCTGGAATTTTAATTGGAGTATTTTGTCCGTTTAAGTTATTGTTTCCGTCTTCGAAATCACCTCTTTCATTGTCCAATGGAGCTAATGAATAAGATAAAGCAGAATTAGTTCCTGGTATAACAGAATTAGATGGTACTACAAATTCTAAATCTGCACCGTTAGAAGCGAATTTAGTAAATTGTGGGTACTGGTTAGCTATTGTTGGAGCATTTGCACCAATTAAGTAAAAACTCTTAAGTGCTTCTTGATCAAAGTTTGCATTGATAGAAGAAGTTAATACTGTTAATAATGCTAAACCACCTACTGCTTGTGGCCCAAGAGCTACAGAAGAAGATAATGAAGAATCCCAACAGATATCAGTCATAGTTGCTGAACCCGAAGATAAAGCAGCATTTGCTAATACAGAAGATGTTAAGTTAATAGAATAACCATATCTTCCTGCACCGTAAAGACCACCTGTATTAGTGTTTCCAAAAGGTAAAGTTGATGGGTTAGTTCCAGTATTTCCATATAATGACTCACCTTTTCCAAAAGGTGCTTTGTCAGTTCCATATTGGAAATCTAGATAAAATACAAGACCAGAAGGTAAGTTCATTGGTTGAACACTAACGAATTCTTTCGCTGCGATCTGTCCAAATACTTTTCTTACCAATGGTAAAGCAACACCTGCCCACTGAGCACCTGTTCCTGCTGTAAAAGTACCAGAACCAGCACCTCCACCTGTATTAGATGATTCTACTACTAATTGTTTAGCTTGGTTTTCAAGAATAATTCCCATGTTGCTTTTATTAGCACCACTCATTCCTTCTAACAAACCTGTTTTTTCCCATTTGTTTGCCAATCTGGCCGCATCACTCTGTACTGAGTGGTATGGGTTTGCGCTTTCTAAAAGAGTATTTAAGCTCATTTTTTTAAATTTTTAAGGTTAATTAAATTAATTTTTGTGTTTAAATTAAACCTGCTAGTTTACGCATTCTATCGTAAACATCGTTTGATTCAATTATTGGTTGTTTTTTAGCTTCAGTAATTGTTCCTGTCGCTTTTGAAGCACTACCCTTAATACTATTAAATGTTGGAGTTGCTTTAGAAGCTATTCCTTCATTTAAAGTTTCAAAGACAACTTTTGCCTCTTTTACTGAAGTCGCTTTGTCAAATGCCTTTAACACTTTAACTTTTTTGTCTTCAGATAAGTTTTTCGATTTGAAAATCTTGTTTGTGTAAAGTAACTTAGCATTAAGTAAATTAACTTCGTTTAATTCAACTTTAAGGGCATTAATTTCATCTAATGCTTCTTTAAATCTCATTTTTTCAGTTTCAGCTTCGATTTTATCGTCTTTTTTACGATCGTCACCTTCAGCTTTTTCTTTTTTAGACATTTCGTCTAAATCTTCTACTTTTGCTTCATCGATTTCTACATCAATATCAACATCTTCAACATCTTCAATACTGTCAACGTCTACAACGTCTTCAATATCTTCTTCATCTTCAATAAATTCATCACCTGGTTCGATAGTTCCGTCTGCTACTAAATCTTTAATAACATCCTCAATGAAACCTTTAAGGTCGTCTTCTGACATATCTTCTAGATCAATTTCTTCATCTTCCAATTTGCCGTCTTCGTCCTCTTTCTCGTCCTTTTCTCCGTCAAGGTAGCCTTCTTCCTCAGCATCAGTACGTTCGTCCTCTTTCAAGTCCTCTTTTTCGTCCTTAATACCATCTTTGTAGCCTTCCTCTTCAGCGTCTGTACGAGCGTTTTCATCTAACTCTAACTCAGCTAATAACTCATCAAGATTGATTTCTTCAACTTCTTCTTTTTCTTCTTTTACGTCATCATATGCTTCTTCTAAATCAGCTTCAACTTCTTGGATTTCAGTTTCTTCAACTTCGTCCTTGTCCATTTCTTCTAATTTTGCGGATAACATACTTTTTAAATGAGGTGTAAAAGCCTCTTCAAGAGCAAGTTTAGCGTTTGCGATTGCAGTTTCCTTAACGGACTTAGCATCGGCAATTGCTTCTTTTAACAAATCTGTGTTTGCCATAATCTCAAAATTTTTTTTTTGTGAAATACGATTATTAGGAATCGTAATAGGAAATATTTTTTATATCGGTGTCATATAAGATACTCATGACACATTACAATTATACGTATATGGGGGGGTTTTAAGAATACAAAAAGCGCTCAAATGAGCGCTCCATGCTTTAAATCCGTCGGTAGCGTCCGAAGAAATATTATTATACTATAGGACATGAACCCTTAGAACAAAGGATTTCATGTATTGTTTTATTTACATTTGAATAATCATATGTAACTGTGTTTTTTCCTTCATTTAAGGTAGTCATATATGATCCTGGATTTGATGGAGTTGAAACAAAATCCCAACACAATAGTTCGAAATCATCTTGTACTTCCATTACTCCACCTCTATCTTCTAATGAACCCATTCCACGAGATGATACACCTACGGTAACACCACTTTTAATTAATTCTTTTAGTATATTTCCTGAGGGTGTTGGTAATACTTCTATTTTACCCATTACATTATCCCCGTCCCACCAGTATTCTGATATTAGGTGAGATACATTTTTTAGATTTATAACAGTAGATTCAGGATGATCTAATTCTCCCATTGAACGTCTTTGTTCAACTAGTTCATTATATTTTTCCATTTCTCTGTCCCATAGTTGTTTAGAATAATAGCGACCATTACCATTTTTTACTTCAGCGGTGGCTAAAATACCTTCAACAAAAAGATTACCACTTGCTTCACTAACATTTTCAGTTAATTGTGTTGGTGATATTCTTACAGTATGGGTTTCTATTAATAATTTTTTCATTTTTATTAAACAGTTTTATAAAATACTTTATTAAGATCGAAATCCTTATTTTTTATTTTTCTATTAGATTCATCTCGGTATTCAGCAGGTTTTTCATTTTCATCCTTTGCTTTTTCGATTTTACCTAAAGATTTTCCAAATTTATTTAGTGGAACGCTTGTAGAAAATTTGATTCTTTTAGATAAATATTTATAAAGTCCTCCTTCTTTTTTGTATTCGAAAGCAGAACTAACCATATTATCAACTGCACTAGCCGGGCTTAGAAATTTACCTTTATAATCTTCTAACCCTACATGGTCTGTGTCTTTTGGTATCTCGTATAAGTCTTCTGTTATACCCTCGTTTAATCTACCTTTTGATTCATTTACGGCATAGTCAGATGTTGATGTACCTACTTTTTTAGGATCTCTTTCTCCAGCAGCACCACGTGTTGGGTTGTTTTTATCATTCCAACTTACAGCATCCATTTCATCTAATTCTTCAGTTTCATCTACCATTTCTTTTTTGGAATATTTCTTTCCACAAGATTTTTCATAGATTCTTTCCATTTTCATTTTCTTTCTTTCCAAATCTTTGATTTCTCTCTGCATTTGTTTCATTTTCGCCTTGTCAATTAATTCACTAAGATTTTCATCTTCTTGGATTGAACTAACTCTGTCTACTTTTTCTTGGATATGATCATGTAAGAAGTCTAATTGAGCTTCCATTTTAACCTCTTCAGCTTCTTTTCCTATTTCGGCTAATTTAGCATCAATTGATTCCTTTTTAGGTTTTTTCTTTTTATCAGATGCTGCCTTTTTCATTGATTCTTCCTTATCTCCATCTCCATCAATATCAGCGAAATCGGGTTTTGCATCTTCTTCAATGCCTGCTTTTTCTTGAGAGGCATTAATTGCTTTATCTCTAGCTTCATCAAATGAGTTTTCAGTCATCCAGTTTTCCATTACTTTTTTCCATGGATTATTACCTGATGTTACTACACCACCAATACTTTCTTTTACTAAATCCCAAGTATTATCACTATCTTTTAATTTTTCACCATACCCACTACCTGCATTTTTACCATCAGCTCTTTGTGATTTAGGTTGTGTATAACCTACACCCTTAATTCCAAATTGTCCTTCTTTTACATAATGTAAAGGGTCTTTAGCTAAGTTGTTAATTACTAGTTCTTTAGCTTCATCTAAAGTTAATTCACTATTGTAGCTACTTTCTAATTGTACACCTTTTAGTAATTCTTCACCATTAACATTATTAATGTTTTCTACTGTAGTATTGTAATCGTAATTATGAGAATCAATATTTTCTATGGTTTTGTCTACTTTGTAAGAAGCTTGAAATCCTTTACCTTCAAATTTAGCTTTTGAATCAGCAGATATACTATCTGATTCTTTTTGAGTGTTTGTTACTTCATCATTATTAACAATAGGTTTTAATGAAGATAAGTCTCCTTTTTTCTCATTTATAAAATTTGCAAATTTAGTTTCAAAATCTAGTTTGGGAGTTGCTTCGAAAGTAGAAATAGGGTGTAAATCTACATAGTTTTCTGTGATTAACTTTTCTGTTAATTCCTTATGTAATTGGTTTGCTGTTTTTTTCATGGTGTTTTTATTGTAATAATGTTTCTATATCGTTGAAATAATCATTTAACATATCTGTGCCTATAACGACTGAAAAACTATCTGGATTATCCCTATAGTATTTTATTGTTTCTATTTTACCTAATTTAATTGATTTTTTAATATCTTCAAATCTGGCTTCTAGTTTATCAAAAGCTTCTACACGTTCCTTATGGAATTTAGATGCTTTATCTTCTTGTTCTTTTATATTACCCTTATACATATTAAAATAATTTGTTTACGTCGAGTCCTGATCCTTTTTGTACATAAGTACCATCTTTAGTTTTAGGGACTATTTTATATTTAAATTGTTTTACGTATGCATTATCTTTAACACCATCTTCTGATGCCTTAGGACCTGGTCCTAAATCTTTACCGGGGTTATTTGAGTCTTCTTTTACTTTTTTCTTTTTCTTTTTAAATGCGTAAGGAGTAGCATATTGCATTCCAGTACCAGCACTAAAAGTAGCGGATCCTGCTCCACCACCAGTTGTAGACATTTCTTCTACTTCTTCTTCTTCTCTTAAATTATATTTTAAAATTGCAGAAGACCCTTTACCTTCTAAATCAACTGAAATCTTACCTTTTGATAATCTTTCAACTTCTTTTTTAGTTTCATCAGGTGTTTGTGCTGCTTTATAAAATACGTTTTTAATACCTGTTGATTGTCCTTGTTTTGCCTTAAATATAGTAACTAAATCTCCACCTTGATACCCTGTTCCACCTACATTAACCCACCCTCTTGATGTATTATAATAGACGGGATATTTGGATTTTGCATTTAATATTAAATCAACAATCATTTTATAAACAGAAGAACTTTCTTCGTTCATATTTTCCCTCATTGCCTTTTTATAGTCATCTGGGTAGTTATTTCTAACATGGGTACGAATTACATTTCTTAATGATCTAGCTTGCTCATAGATGTCTAAGAACTTCTTATCATCTTTTGCTTTTTGATACACTTTTTTAGCTGTAGCTGTTAATTCATCTACATCTTCAACTAATTTGTCTATATTAGGTATTTGTTGAATAGACCAAGAAATAGCACCTGTAGTAGAGTCAATATCTGTAACAGTAGATTTAGTACCGTTATCAACTTTTACATCTCCTATTTCAAATTCTTTAAGTTTATATTTGTACGCCATTTGCTGTTTTTATTTCGCTTACTAATTGATAATAACGTAACAAATCCACTAAATTATCATCTCCAACTTTATCAGTTTTCTTTAATTCAGTTAAAAATTTAGTTACTTCAGTAATTTTTATTTGAGTAGCTTTATCCTTAATATTTTTAGTAATTTCGGTTAATGTAGATTTTAAATCTAAAATTTTACTGTTGTAAAAATTTCTTAAATCTGGGGTTGAATCTACGGCCGTAATATATTCTTTAAGGACTTGTTTTTGGTCTTTTGTTAATAAATCATACTTATCATTAAATTTTTCTAGAAGGATTTTGTAAGTTAAAGTTCTTACATCCTTATCATACCCAGAAAATTCTTCTAATACTGTATTTTGAGACTTAGGTTCAATTTTATTTTTAGTCAAATATTCTAATAAGGTAATTTTACTATCTATTATCTGTTTTGTAGCTACCTTACTATTAGAATTAAAGGATTCAATCAAAGTATATAATGAAGCTAATTCCTTATAACCCTTTATCTTATAACCAAAAAAGGATTCTAAGTTGTAATGGGTTTTGATTTCATTTATTAAATTATATTTTTGTCTCTTAATTGCTTTTCTATTTAGGTTATTATTAATCTCTAAAATAGAATTAATGACTATAATAGCTTTAACTTCGGATAATACCTTAGATTTAACTATGGATTCATATAATTTATATTCTCTTCCTAATTCGGTTTTTACAAAATATTCTTTTAAAATATCAATAGCAGGTGAATCACCCCCCTTTAATGTATCTGCCGTTATTTGGCGTACTAGCAATTCAAATAGAATTCCTGTATTTTTGTATTTTGAGTGTTTAATATTCATCAAAAAATATTTTATTATAAATATATAAAAATTATTGTTCCTTCAACTGAGATTCATCTAATAAAGTAGTATCATCTTTATCGGATTGGAATACCAATTTTTTCTTATCCATAGCTTCAAATATTTGCTTATTTTGTAAGTAAACGGTATTGGCATTTTCAAGGGCTAAAGGACCACCTTTAAATTTAGGGTTTATTGAATCACCACCATTATTATCTTTATCTTTCATACGTTTAGTACCTAATCTATCTTTACCAAAATTATCCGCTTGGGTATTTCTTTTAGTAATCGAATTTTTAGGACGGCCTAACTCAGCTTTTTCATCATACCCATCAGGTACATTGCCCGGGTCAGACATTGTTCTACCCTTACCATATAATGAAGCTAAATCATGAGGGGTTCCATATGATTGACCTGTTTCTTGTGGGTCATTACCTTCTTCCTCTATTTGTTTAAGTCTAAATTTACGTTTAGCATCTTCTCTAGCTAATTCTCTGTATTCCTCATATTGATCTTCACTAAAGTGATAAATGTGATCATATATCCAATCAGATGGTACTAAACCTTGCTCTAATAATGTACCAGATAATTCAGCTTTAGATTTCATTAATTCAATTCTTTCTTGATCATAAATGATAGAAGGAGTTGTCATGTCTAATGTAAAATTAGTTAATGATTCGTCTGTATATCCTTGTGTGTATAAATGGACTAAGGCAATTTTATTAAGTTCAGATAATATAATTCTTTGTATTCTATCAATAGTACGTGCAAATCTAATATCTTGTTGGGCTAAGGTAGCTTTACCTTCTACACCTTCTTCATACCCCAAAAATGCTTTTGGTATTTTAAGGGCAGCAAACAGTTTACCTCTTAAATATTCTACATCTTGTATACCATCATATTGTAATCCTGGTGAAGTATCAATTTTAGTTGTGTTATCATTACCTCTTACTGGGATGTAAAAGTCTTCTAACATATTCTGCATGTTATATTTTAAATTGTATTCACCCGTTTTTTCATCCATCATTGGAGTACGTTTCATACTTGAAATAGTTTTTTGCATAAATGCCTCTATTTCATTAGGTGGAATGGCTCCAACATTTACATAAAATACTCTTTTTTCTGGTGCACGAGCAATTCTATGAATTAACATTGCATCCTCCATTAATGAATATTGTTTGTATAATTTTCTTGCGGGTTCAATATAAGCTCTACCATAAGGAAGATAATTAACATCTCCTATTAATCTAAAGTGAGCCATTTCATAATTGTCAAATACTATACCTGTCTCATTATCTTCGTTTTGATTTACTGTATAATAACCGGAACCTGCATTTCCTCCACCATTTACACCCTCTGGATTATATCTATAACGAATTGCTGCAGGGTTTTCTGGGTCATATCCTTCTTGTCTTTCCATATGGTAAGCAGTATAAGGTATAACATTATATACACCGAATTTTTCTGCAATTTCTAGTTTTAAGAAAAAATCCCCATACTTACACATTTGACGTATCCACATCCACATATTAAATTCAATATTTAATACATCATAAAATAGATTATATAATATTTTTTGAATGTCCTCATTAGCACTTCGTATAGATAATACTTCACCCATATCATTTTTAAGAGTAGATTCATCAGCTAATATGTCTAAAGCTGAAGCTATAATAGCATCTTGATCCATCACATCATATTCTGAATAGATGAATGTACGCATGTACTGATAGTTTAGATTAAACTGTGCTCCATACAAAGATGAAGGAGCTGTAGAATATATCCTATTGTATCTATCTACTAAAGCGTTGGTTTCATATTCACCACTAGACTGAACATGACCTGAGTCAATAGTTTTAATTTGGTCTCCACCAACATTTCTGATTATTACATCTGTTGAAAATAATCTTTTTAATCTTGTAAATACGCTTTTATCAGCCATAATTTATTATTATTGTTATAAATATTACTATAGTAACCAATCAATGTTTTCTTTACCACCTTTAGTATCCATATGGTAAGGATTATCTGCTCCTTTTGAAAAACCATAACTACCTTGATAGGGTGTTCTATTAACTTTCATGTTACTTAATGCAGATTTTGTTAAATCTAATCCTCTTTGTTTAAATTTTAATGCCGTATCTCTAATGTACATAGCGGTACCAAAAGCTATAACTAAATCATCATTATACCCAGTTTGTGCTTCTGCTCTACCGTTTTTCCAAATAAACACCTTCATTTCTTCTACTAACCTTTTTGAATGAATGGTTACACTTTTATCTGCTATATATTCTTGAAACTTTCCTATAACCATAGGTCGGGTTCTAGATGACATAGTAAAACCAGCTACCATTTTTGAGTGGTCCTGATATTTATCAAAATACGAATTAGCATTGGCCTCTCCACCCCGTTGTGAATAGTAAAGGTTAGAATATTGTCTATCAATAGCTACTTGTATTGTTGCCCACCCTATATTAGCATTTTCTATTACAAGCAATGCTTCATTATATTCTGTAGCTAAGCCTACTAGCAAATGACCAAATTCTTTTGTACCAATTTGTCCTTTATATTCAGCTACTTGAACATTAGTTTCAACATCCATTACATGACAAGTAGAAAAATCTTTCCCATCACCACGAGCAACATCGGCTACTACCATATAAGATCTAGTGTAATCAGCATTTTCCCACACCCAAAGGTTTTGGTCTGCCCCTCTACGCTCTAAGGGATCTTTAATAAAACTTTTTTCGTAATATTCTAAATACTCGTTATAAAATACAATATCACCTGATGTACTAAAATCACAATCACATTCTTGTGCCGCTAGTCTAGGATCACCTAATAAAACATCTTGAGCATCTCTCCATTTTTGATCTCTTTCTGGGTGTACATACCATGGTAGTTTGATTGGTAAAAAATCATTTTCTCCACTTTCAGCTTTAACCCACGTTTGATGAAACCAATTACCTGTACCATAAGGAGTTGATAATACAATAGCACCACCACCCGTTGCTAATGTTTGTTGAGCAGATGCCCATGTCTCAGCAATATTATCAATAAAGGCTGCTTCATCAATAATTAGTAAAGATACTGCTTCTGAACGTGCAGCATCAGCGTTTGAAGATTTAGCTTGTATTTTTGAACCATTAGTTAATCTTAAAGATAACTTATTATTTTCGGCAGAATCTACTTTAAGCCATGAGGGTAAATTCTCCCACATGAATTGTACTTTTGTTACTAAATTTCTTGCTGTTGACTGTGTAGTTGCTAATGCTAGTACATTTCGATCTTTATGAAATGTCATTAACCATAATGAATAACCTGCTGCTAAAGTGGATATACCTAATTGTCTAGATTTTAATATAGCACTATAATCGTTGTTTTGAAATAACGTTAATACTTTTTCTTGAAAGGGGTACAGGTTGAATTGTATGCGGCCGCGTTGTGGATGCTGTATATAACAGTATTTACGCATAAAATGTATCGGGTCCTGGGCACATTTAAGATATTCTTGGCGAATTACTTTTTTTAAGTCTGACATGCAGTTATTTTAATATAAGTATTACACCACCAAGTGCTATTAAACCAGCACCCCCCAAAATTTTATTTTTAATCCTTTGTTTTTTAATTTCAAGTCTTAATTTATCATTTAATTGTTTAGTAAATTCTAGTTGAGACCCTTTTGTATTTAATATAGAATTAAAATTATTAATTTGAAAGTTAAGATTATTAATAACGCTATCTTTTAATACTACCTTATTTTCTAATAGTGAATATTTGGTTGTTATTAAACTTAATTCTTTTTTAAAACTATCCCCGATTATTAAATCCTTAATTACTAATCGAACTATTGGTTTTTTTAATTGAATCGAGGTACTGTCTATAACGTTCTGTGAAAAACTGTTCAAGCTCATCATCCCTATAAGAATCAACATTATTAACTTTCTCATTTGTTTGTTTTTTTAATATAACTATTTTACTATCTTGCTTACTAATTTCTTGGTCTAATACTGATATTTGAGTAGTTAACACATCAATTTCTAATGTTAAGTTCTCATTTACATCATGTAAAGAATTAATTTTATCATTCAAGGCTTCTATTTTACTGTTATATTCAGTAATATATTCTTCCTCATTTGAGGAGTACATATTAACCAAATAATAAACACTAAAAAATATTATAGCAAAATATAAAAACCTTTCTTTAGATGACATTATATCTTTTTATTATCTAATATACTTTCTAATTCTTTTTTTAATTTAGTTTTATCTTTTAAGATTTTAACTAATTTTTCTTTGTCAGCACCTTCAGCTTTAGAATATTTCTTAGCTAATGACTTCATTTCACGAGTTAATAAAGCTAATTCTTCAGCTGCTTTAGATAAACCCTTATTTTTTTTAGCCCCTTTAACTGCTTTTTTATCTATATTATCATCATCAAATTGTTTTTCAGAAGAAACTTGTCCAATACCATCATAAGATGCTTTATAATCATTAGCTTGTTTATACTTATTACTTGCAATCCTATTTTTATCTACATATTGATTGGAGTATGATGCTTCTTTCATTGAGCCTCTTTTAACAATGGCATCATATGCTTTACCAACATCACCTTTATATAATTGATCCACTATTTTTTTACCTAGTTTTTCTAACTGGCTGTCTGTTAAAGTATGTTCCCTACCAAATCCTTCTAAGTAAAATTGACCTATATCTTGATAATCAGCCCAAAAATCTTCTCTTTTTGAGGTTGCATCTTCTTCTATACCAGCTTCTTTTTTAGCTGATTCCAGATCTTGAACTGCTTGTGTTAGTTCTTTGGTTTTGTTAATTTCATCCTCTGTAGATTCAGATAATTCGGAGATTATATTTTCTCTAATGTATTTTTTTAATTCAGATTTTTTCATTATAAAGGTATTTTATTATAAATATGTTAAAGTTTAGTAACATTCAATATTTGTTGAATACGTTCTTCTGTTGAACCCGATATTTTTTCTATTGCGCCCGCTTTATGTCCGTGTCTTTTAATTAATGTGGTAATTGTAAAATCAATTAAGTCTCTATAATGCTCATCTGTTTCACGTACCCCATTATCTTCAATTTCTAACCCATGAGGAGATATATAAAATATGTAATCATATTCCCTAATGAATTCACTAGCATATATTTCAAATGCTTCTTTATCTTGATAAGGTATAGATTTAGCATTCATTGTAAACGCCATTACATCAAGTATAGTTCTATCTGTAATTATGTTATCGTGCATTAATTCACCACAACGTTCAGCTAAAAACACTGTTTGTCCCTTTAATGTTGAATCGGTATTTAAAGGAATGCCTAAAGACATTAAATGTTGGCTACGTTCTGTTGCAAATTTATAACCCTTAAATTGATCTAACTCTTTTAAAGCATTTACTAATGTAGTTTTACCTACACTCATTGTACCACATAAACCTATTTTCATATTTTAGTTTCTATAATCTGAAAGTGATGCTTTCATTGATTGATTTTTATAATAAGGTAAACCCTCTCTCTGTTGTCTAATCTCGTTCCATTCGTCTTTACTATGTTTGATACCATATAAATGATATTCTGCGTTCTTTCTCTTACCTTCAGGTAAAAGAGCGGGACCCTCCCAGTTGTGAAGTTTTCCGTCCCAAACATAGGCAATAGTACCATCTGCTTGTTTTAATTTTCTACTTTGTGGGAATGGTGTTTTAGTTGTTTTAGCCATAATATTATTATTTATCGTAAATATACGAAATTTATACGTGTTATCCTAATTTTTTAATATATGTTCTGCAACATAAGTCCCTTGTGCACCACTTACCGTTATACCCCTAGCTGATAAAGCATCTCCAACGAAGTGGACATTACTATATTTGGTGAGAGCTAGATTAGTATAATCGACAAGTGGCTCAGGTGATAGATATTTTACTTCAGGTACATAAATACCCCAATCGTCTTTTAATGTTGGGAACACTTTTTTCATGTCCTCAATAAAATCATATACATACATAAAGTATGGTTGCATTGATTTTGCTATTTTATGTAATGTATCTACTTGGATAGCGGATACATTTTCACCTTCTGATGTTGTAGATGGTTTACGTGTTGGACTATAATATAATCCTGTGCCATCTATTTGTAATTTTTTAACTACATCTCTTGACCATTCAAATGGTTTATCAATTCCTTGAACCTCCATTAATATACCAAAATTGGTCATATTATTTCTAAACGCTTCATCTTTTTTAGCGTGCCCATTATATGAATGATCTCCATACGTTTCTTCAACGGCAACATATGCTGCATTGTTGTTTGTACAGAAAGAACGTAATGATACTCCTTTGTCTTCATATTTTCTATATAATTTGAAATCGTAAGATACATCAATTAATTTTTGGAAATGTTTCTGTGGTGCTTCAAATCGAACACCTATTTGTACTGGTTTTGGTTCCGTTGGTAAATCATACTTTTCAGCTAATTGTTTACCAAAGTCAATACCTGATTTACCTACACCAAATATAAGTGTGTCATATGAAATTTCATCTACAACACCTAAGGTTACTAATTGGTTTTCAAAATCAAGGTTAGTAACTCTAGTTTCCCAAATAAATTCAACACCCCCCTCTACTAAAAAGTCATACCAATTTTTACCTATTTCATGTAAATAATCTGTACCAACATGCCATACTGGGAATAAACGTAAACCAAAATATGGTTTAATGAATTCTGGTTCTGCTATAGGATTTGAACATT